GCCCGCGTTGCAACATCCGGCACCTATGCCACGCAGACTGCGCTATCCCACGCGGCATCCATCAACATCGAAGACGCCGCAGGCAACCTTTGGGCCACGATCCAAGACACTGACATTCCGCGCGGTGACAGTGAGATCGCATCGTATTCGGTCCCGCGCAATCGCACGCTGTTCATCACCAACATCCGGCTGGAAGCGGCAGCGGCGAACAAGTCCAATATCGTGATGTTTGAGCGGTCTGGCATTCTGCAATCCGCACCGCCTTATGATCCGATGGTTCTGCTGCAAGAATTCCCGGCATTTTCTGGATCGGCACAATTCACGTTTGACCCGCCGATCAGGATCAATCAATTGAGTGATGTAGGCTTTCTGGCAAAGACCGAGACATCCACTACCGACGTGGCCGTGGGCTTTGATTGCATCGAGGTATATCCGACATGAAATGCTGCCAATATACCGCCGGGATGCTGCGCGAGGTGGTATCGATCGAGGCCAAGACATCAACGGCTGACGGCATGGGCGGCTTTACCGTCGCTTGGGGTGCCGTCTCTGGCGCACCAACGCGGGCCATGATCAGCGCGGCACCGGGTTCTGAACGGTGGGGCTACATGCGGCAGACGCCTGGCAACTCTTACAAGATGATCACGCGCCACTTCGACACCGCAACCGCAGCGCAGCGGGTCATCTGGAAAACCAAGGAATACGGCGTGCTGGGCGTTGTTGATCCCGACGGGCGCGGGGATTGGCTAGAGTGGCGTCTCAGCGATGGCGTGCCGTCATGACGCAAAAACCAGAATGGACAGGAAGCGGAAAAGGCGGGCATAGTGATCCTCTTCAATTGGATCGGCAGGCCATTGTCAAACTGGGCCATATCATCGGTGCATTCGCAGGCAAGGCTTTAACCATCGCTTTCGGCGTTTGGCTTGGCCTTTGGCTTGCGGGGATTCCGTCATGACGAAGATCAAGGTTGAACTGCAAGGCCTTCAGCAGCTTATCGCCAAGATGGAAGCCTTGGGCGATGATGCTGAGATGGTGATCCTAAAGACTATCACCGAGCTGACCGTGACCACGCAAGGCTTGGCAAAGCGCGGCATCCAGCGCGGGCCAAAGTCTGGCGTCACCTATCGCCGCGGCAATGTCACCCACCAAGCATCAGCCCCCGGCCAGTATCCAGCCACCCACACGGGCCGCCTTGCATCGTCGGTGATGGTCAACCTGCCAACCCCTGCCAGCATGATTGGCGAGGTCGGGACCAATGTCCTATATGGCCCCATGCTTGAATTCGGCACGTCACGCATGGCCGCCCGCCCTTGGCTGTTGCCTAGCTTTACGCAAGCCAAGATCGGCATTGAAAAGAAACTGCGGGATAACCTGGAGGCTCGGACATAATGGCCACGGCATTCACCACGGCAGCGCAGGAACTGGTCTTTACCGCACTAAACGGCAACCTGAGCGGCTGCACGGTCTTTGACACCGCGCCATTCCTGCCAGAAGGCGCTCCCGCTACGACCTTCCCTTATTGCGTCATCGGCAATGACACGCTTGTGCCGTGGGATACAGATGATGATGTCGGCGCAGAGATCACGCTGACCCTGCACTTCTGGTCGCGTGCAACCGGCATGAAGCAGGTTAAGGCGCTGATGGATCAAGCCTATGGCATTCTTAATCGTGCCACGCTGACGAAGACGGGCTACACGATCATCGATTGCCTGTTTGAATTCAGCGAGGCGCTGGACGACCCAGACGGACAAACGAAGCACGGCATTCAACGCTATCGGCTGACAATCAGCGAGGCCTAGAATGATTTGCCTTGCTGTGGTATAACGCTGCAAATGCCTAAGGAGGGCTAACGGATGGCTGGCACGAATGGTCGCGCACTTTTGATCGACTGGGACGGTGTTACCCTCGTCGGCGTGCGCACGAAAAGCTACACGATCACCAATGATTATGTCGACGTCACGACTGACGACGATGCAGGGTGGCGCACCTTGCTTGCCAACCCCGGCCTGCGGTCTGTCGAAGTCACCGTATCGGGCATTTCTTCGGACCAGATCCTGATTGCCGAAATGATGGAAGCCAACGTAAGCGGCGAGCCTCTGACCGTCCAACTGCCGACCACCACCGGCACGCTTTCCGGCACCTTCCTTGTGTCCAGCTTCGAGCAATCCGGCGAGCATGATGGCGCGGTGGAATTCAGCGCAACATTTATGAGCAACGGCGTAGTGACCTACGCTGCAACCTAAGGGGATAGCAGATGGCTGGTGCGAGCGGTAGAGACCTAAAGATTGAGTGGGGTTCAGGCCCTACGGCTTTGGTCGGCGTTAGGACGCGCGGTTACACCGTGACCAACGATTATGTTGACGTGACCACGGATGACGACAGCGGCTGGCGCACGCTCTTGGCCAATCCTGGGCTGCGTTCCATCGAGGTCACGGTCGGCGGCATTTCGTCTGATCAGGTGCTGATTGCGGACATCATGGCTGCCAACGTGGCCGCAAAGACGCTTCACATTGAATTTCCGATCACCACCGGGAACCTGGCCGGGACGTTCCTTGTGTCGTCCTTTGAGCAAAGCGGCGAGCATGATGGGGCTGTTGAATTCAGCGCAACCTTCATGTCTACGGGCGCAGTAACCTACACAGCGGGAACCTAATGCACTCGATGCAAGTAACGATCGGCGGGCTTGATCTTGAACTCGCGCTTACCTTCGGGGCGGCGCGGGAAATCGCGCAAAAGGTCGGTGATCCGCTGGCTATTGCCCGCGAGGCTGCGCTGGAATCGATGATGGCGCAGTCTGGCATCGTTCATGTGCCTAAGTGGGTGCCGACGATTGAGAANGTGCCGATGCTGCTGTGGATCGGCGCAAAGCATATCAGCGCCGAGATCAAGCTNGAGCGAGTGCAGGAAGCCGTGTTTGAGCATGGCTTCTTGGAGGCNAAGATGGCCGCGTTGAATTACCTTGCCGCCATCGTGACGCCATCGGCGCGCGANAAGATGGACGGAGGCAAGGCGTCCGACGCGGGGGAGTAACNTGGGCGGCTTTTGAGCGTTCCAGCTATCAGGCCGCCCGTGGATGGGACATGCAGCCGTCCGAGTTTTGGAAACTGCCGCTTTGCGATTTCTGGGCAGAACTGGATAGCAAGGTGGAAGAGGCCAGACAGATCAAGGCCATGACGGACGGCGCAAAAGGTGGTAATGTCGGCGGGAATGGAAATGTCTTCAGCCATGCCGAGTGGGAAGACGCGCGTCGGCGGCATCGGGAGAAAGTATCGACATGGCCGAGTTAGCCGCACTTAACATCAAGATCACCGGCGACAGCGGGGATTTGCAGGCAGCGATTGCGGCGGCAAACGGTGATCTTGCCAAGCTGGTGGCTGGCGCTCAAGCGGCTGGCCTGAAGGTTTCCAAGATACCGTTTAAGCCTGCACAGGATGGCGCAGGCAAGTTTTCAAACTCAATCAGGGGCGTCACCCAGCAGCTTTCGCAGGTCGGCCAGCAAACGATGGCGACGGGGAACTTCCTGCAAGCCTTGGCAATTCAGTTGCCGGATATTGGCTTGGCGTTCGGCACCATCGGCACCGCTGCGGGTCTTCTGGCCGGTATTGCGCTTCCTATGCTGGCGGCTGCGTTCACTAGCACAGCAGAAGATGCCGACAAACTCAGCGCGGCGGCAGAATATCAAAAGGGCGTGTTGGATAACCTGACACAGGCCACCTATGCCTTGCGCCTTGAACGTCAGATGCTACAAAGCGGCGCAATCCTGACCGAAGAACAGGAGGCGATGAACGAGATTGTCCGCCTTGGCTATGAGCGTGTTGGGCTTGAGCAAGCGCTTGCTGATGAAATTGCCAAAGCCAACGACGCTATGGGCGTGATCAATCAGGCTGCGGTTGATGCGATCCGTCTAAAGCTGGAGGAAAACGCAGCAACGCAGGATCAGGCGCGGGCACTTTTGGAAAATGCCAGACTTGAACGGGCGAAGATTGAGGCCATTAACCTTGCGAAGGCAGCGCAAGACAAAGTGCTTGCGGTCATGCGGCAGCTTAACAACTCCAGCATCTCCAGCCCTTGGGAAACCGTGCTTGGTGCAATTCAGGCAGCAATTGATAAGGCTGGCGAATATGCCAGAACTGCCGGATTTGGCATGACCTATGGCAACTCGAAT